ATACTGTCAAAAAGGCAACGGTCAGTTACCTTACAGGCGTCAGCACAGACAATGTTACGAGGGAGGTCGTTTATTCTGCAGAACCAAGAGCGATAAAAAATTATACTGGGGTTGTTCTCACAACTTTATCAAAAGATATAACAACAACAGATATTTTAGTTACAGTAAATAATGCATCTTCTATTAGTGTAGGCAATTATCTAGAAATAGATGGCGAAGAACTTTATGTAAAATCAAAGAATGGAAATATTTTGACAGTGGATCGTGGAAAAGATGGCACAAAAATATCATCACACTTAGCAGGAACAGAAATTAAATCAATTACACAGCAAGATAATGCATTAATTGAACTTGGGGACGATTTTGGATTTAGTGGAACTACGTTATGAATATGACAAAAAAATTTGATAAGCTAAATGAAACCTTTAATGTTGACGGAGAAATTGTAGAAATAAATCATGACTCTTCTTCAAATATAGAGAAGGTAGAAAAAATATCATCTACTATTGAAGATGTGCGTAAAGATTATGAATATACCCGCGGCAATTTGTATTCTCTTATAGAAAAAGGTCAGGAAGCAATAAATGGTATTCTTGAGTTGGCACAAGAAAGTGAGATGCCAAGAGCATATGAAGTTGCTGGTCAGTTAATCAAAAACGTTGCAGATGCTACAGACAAACTAATGGATTTGCAAAAAAAACTTAAAGAAGTTGAAGAAGAAAAACAAGCAAAAGGTCCAACAAATGTGACAAATGCACTTTTTGTGGGATCTACGGCAGAATTGGCAAAAATACTTAAACAACAATCTGAAAATGAAAACGTTTAAAGAGTTTCAAGAAAGTTGGAGCAATAAATATAAAAAGAGTATTGATTGCTCAAACCCCAAAGGTTTTTCTCAACGTGCTCATTGTGCAGCGAGAAGAAAAAGAGCAAAAGGTGAAGAAACTAAATCAAAACCAGTTGAATGAAATATCAAAAGTTTTCTCACAAAACACCACATCTAAAAGGGAAACAACATCAGTTAGACCCCAATCTTGATCTAAAACAATTAGTTCACCACTCAACAGTACAATATGTTGATCGTGATGCTGATGGTGATGTAGATGTTTATGATAACCCAAAAAAGAAAACTCCTGATGAAAATCCAATTGACATTAATGTTGGTGCTGGATCAAAAAAATTAATGGCAAAACAAAAAGGTGAATTAAAACATACCAAAAGAGGTATGGCGTATGAAGATCTTCGTAAGTGGTTTGGAACTGGCGGAGAAGGTGGTGTAGGTGGTGGTGGATGGGATCGTTATAATACAAAAGGTGAGAGAATTGGTAAGTGTGCTCGTGAACCTGGAGAGGGCAAACCAAAGTGTCTCTCTAAGGAAAAAGCAGCAAAGATGTCCAAAGATAAAATTGCTGCAGCAGTAAGAAGAAAAAGAAAAGCAGATCCTGTAGCAGATCGTCCAGGAAAGGGAGAAAAACCAATTATGTCTTCTAATAAAATTAATGAGCAAAAAGAAAAAAGATATTGCACAAAATGCAAAAAAATGGAGACACGTGATGAGTGTTCTTATGGTCCAGAAATGTGGGATAAAATGACAGTCAAAGGTTTCTCTGAAGCAACTAAAAAACCACAACCAGACCATGAACATTCGATGGCAAGATCTGAACTCTCCACTATTGATAAAGCAGTAAAGCGTCTCAGATCAAAAATGAAGGGAGAAGGTAATATTGAGGCATGGGTACAATCAAAAATCACAAAAGCAGCAGATTATATTGATGCAGCTGCAGATTACTTAGATAGTGGTGAGCATAATGTCCAAGGATCTATGGACGAAGCAAAAGATCCTTGTTGGACTGGATACAAACAAGTTGGCATGAAGAAGAAAGGAAATAAGATGGTTCCAAATTGCGTTAAAGAAGAAGAAACTATAGAAGAAGAGAATAAACCAACAAATCCAGCACTCTGGTCTAGAGCAAAGGCACTAGCAAAGAAAAAATTCGATGTTTATCCAAGTGCATATGCCAATGGATGGGCTTCAAAGTGGTATAAGTCAAAAGGTGGTGGATGGAAATCAGTAAAAGAAGAGACTATTGAAGATTTAAATGGGAATACTTTTGCTGAGATAGTTGACTTAATTTTACCAGATCCAATTAAAATTGAAGAAGCAACGCGAATTCAATCTAAGTCCGGAAATCTTATGATGGTCATTTTAATGTGGAGAGGAAAAACTTATTCACTAAGAGTATTCTTCCCCCAAATAAATCTACCAAATAAGAAAGAAGTTGAAGATCAAATTCAAAAAGTTTATCCAGGAGCAAGAGTTCTTTATTCTAAAGTAACTGAACATGAACCAGGACAACCATTCTTATATGGTGGCGGGAATGCCTCTAAATTAGGACCCAATAATAACTATGTAAAACCTATGGGAATGTTTGGTGAAGAAGTTGAAATTGATGAAGATTGGCAGAAAGTAAATCGTCAAGATAAAACTGATGGACTAAGCCAGAAAGCAGTTGATGCATATCGTCGCGAAAATCCAGGTTCAAATCTACAAACTGCAGTAACTGAAAAGAATCCTTCAGGAAAAAGAGCAGACCGTCGCAAATCATTTTGTAGACGTATGAAAGGGATGAAGAAAAGACTAACATCTGCAGAAACTGCAAGAGATCCAGATTCAAGAATTAATAAGGCACTTAGACGCTGGAATTGTAATTAATAGGTAGGTTTTGTCATGTCTGATGTATATCTTGGTAATCCGCTTTTAAAAAAAGCAAATACTACAATTGAATTTACACAAGAGCAAATTGTAGAATTTGTTAAGTGTAAAGATGATCCCGTTTATTTTGCAAATAATTATGTAAAAATTGTTACTCTTGACCATGGACTACAAACTTTTAAACCATACCACTTTCAAGAAAAGTTAATTAATAATTTCCATAGAAACAGATTTAATATCTGTAAGATGCCTCGTCAGACAGGAAAATCAACTACTGTAGTTTCTTTCCTTCTTCACTTTGCAGTATTCAATGATAATGTAAATATAGGTATTCTTGCAAACAAAGCAGCAACTGCTAGAGAATTATTAGACAGATTGCAGACAGCATATGAAAATTTACCAAAGTGGATGCAACAGGGTATCATCTCTTGGAACAAAGGTTCTCTTGAACTTGAGAACGGAAGTAAAATCTTGGCTGCTTCTACTTCTGCTTCTGCGGTTCGTGGTATGTCATTCAACATCCTATTTTTGGACGAATTTGCGTTCGTTCCAAATCATATCGCAGATTCATTCTTTGCGTCAGTATATCCAACAATTACTTCAGGTAAAAACACAAAAGTAATTATTGTATCTACGCCACATGGTATGAATCACTTCTACCGCATGTGGCACGATGCGGAGAAGGGGAAAAATGAATATGTATTCACTGATGTTCACTGGAGTGAAGTTCCAGGTAGAGATGAAGTATGGAAACAACAGACAATCGCAAACACATCAGAACAGCAGTTTAAAGTTGAGTTTGAATGCGAATTCCTAGGGTCTGTTGATACTCTCATTGCACCATCCAAACTTAGGAACCTCGTATATGATCATCCTAAGGCACGTAGCGCAGGTTTAGATGTATATGAAGATCCCATAGAGAATCATGATTACCTAATCACTGTGGATGTTGCTAGAGGTGTTGGAAACGACTATTCCGCATTTGCTGTAGTTGATATTACTCAGTTTCCGCATAAAGTTGTAGCAAAGTATAGAAATAACGAAATAAAACCTATGCTTTTTCCAAGCATTATTGATGAAGTTGGTAGAAACTATAATGAAGCATATATTTTATGTGAGGTAAATGATGTTGGAGATCAAGTAGCTAGTATTCTCCAATATGATCTAGAGTATAAGAATCTTCTAATGTGTTCAATGAGAGGTAGAGCAGGACAAATTGTTGGCCAAGGTTTTTCTGGAAAGAAAACTCAACTTGGAGTCAAGATGTCAAAGACTGTCAAAAAGGTTGGATGTCTTAACCTCAAAACTATGATTGAGGAAGACAAACTTTATACGAAT